ATACGGCGGACTGCGAACGACACTGGGTTGAAATCCATGTGGGGCAACGACGTGGTGAAGGAATTGGTTGTCGCACTTGACACCACGACGACAAAGCTCCACAACCTGCTGGCCGTCATCCACCGCGACGGCGGACACTACACGGAACAGCATGGCCTAGACAAGTCGTGCAAAAAACGCGATGTCGATTGTCGCTAGCCAACGCGTCGCACTCGACGTCGCGACCGCTCGTGCGGAGAGGCGTGGCGATACGCTCCAGCGGGCCAATGAGCAATACAAGGAGCTACAACGGAAGTATGCCGCGGCGAACGCTCGTGCGGAGAACGCGGAGCGGGAGATTGTGAAGATTGTGGAGTGGCTGAGTCGGTCACTGCTTATTGATAGGAAGTCGGCTGCTAACGCCATCGAACGCGGAGATCATAGAAAGAGCAATTGACAAGATGTAGACAGTAAGTTAAATTCAGCGGGCCGTTACCCACCCACACTACCCGCTAACGGATTGGAAACATGGAGGCGCACTGGGAATTCTATTTGCAATATGAAAATATGATCCGCTATTTTGCACGCCGGATCGGACCTACGCAAGTTGACGAATTGATGTCAGAGGCGGCCCTGCGATTGCCGCGCATTTTTGAGCTGTATGACGGCATTCGCCCGTTGAAAACCTATGTTATATCGCAGCTTAAATGGTACTTCTACAAGTATGTGACACGCAGTAGTCATCGGCCTACAGTAGACCTGCCGGAGGACATTGGATATTGCGAGAAAAGCGATAGCAGCCTCGAAGTACAATTACTTCTGAAGGGTATACCGAACGAGGACGCCAAGCTGCTTATTCTACGTCACTGCTATGAATTGACCTACGATGAAATAGCAGATGTACTTGGGTTCGGAAGTTATGGGACAGCAAGACGGGCGTGTATGGCGGCCCTTGAGCGAACCAAGAGAGATCTCTCAAAAGCGCCTTAACGCACCATATCGTTGTCAAGCGAAACTGAAGCGCGGGCCGTGCGGTGCAATAGCTGTCACTGGCAGTAAATACTGCCGACATCACGGCGGAAGACGTTCCGCCCAATATCGGGTAAGGGTTTCTCATTTGGGCAACTTTTGGTCTAAGAAGTTGCGGGGATCGCTCCTTGATGTAGTCGAGGAAGCGCTTAAAGAAGACCCAACTGATGCTGTTGAGCTGTATGCCGAGTTGGCGATAGTTCGGCAGACGTCTTTGGACATCACGTTGATGTACGAGGCTGCGCTTTCTGACCCAGAGAAAGCGAAGGCGCTGCCAGCACTCGGTGCTGCCGTGCGTGAATGCATGGATGATATCGGGCGCATGGTTAAGCTCATTGCTGACCTCGAAGAGAAGCGGGCCGATAAGCTTTCTGTCCACAACATTCACTACGTCGTCAATCAAATCGTTCGGATCGCTCATGAAACGTTTGGTGGCGATGAACAGCTTGGGGAAGTATTCCGCAAGGCTGTAATCGACAAATTGAAGGTTGAATCTAAAGGCACTACACTGACGCCTGATCAAGATGCGGAGGCAATGGATGCAACGGTCCCAGCGGCACCGACGACTCCGTGAATTAGGCGCTAAGTCAAGCGCTATTCAACGATACGAACAGGTGCTCACCCATCTAGCGCCTTTCGACGAGCTGGTGCGCAGCAAGATCTTAAACGCCGGGCCGCCTACTGCATTAACCCGATATTTATTAGAACTCCAGGTTCCGGTCACTAGTACATCCGATCAAGACCTCCGCGGTCGCCTAACGTATGCTGACAAGCAGTTTGACTTTGTGATTTGTACGGAGGTTCTAGAGCGCCTACACGATTGCGAGGATTCGCCTCGCGATACTTGGACTTTTAGTGGCATGATTGCTTGTCTCTCAGAATTGAGGCGTGTCGGCAAGCGGCTGCTTTTGTCAACACCTAACGTCTGCTCATGGCGGGCCGTCAAACGGCTTCTAAACGGGCGCCATCCCTATGAATATGTTCCACACGTGCGAGAGCTAGCACCTCGTGACGTGAGGAATTTGCTAACTCAGACTGGATGGAAAGAGGATCGAATATGGACCGAGGATTGCTGGGGAGGCGTTTCATCGCCTTTGGCCAAGCGCATGGCTGCCCTGTGCAATCGGACATCAATGCGTGGAGACGTCATTTATGCCAAGGCTAATTGAACCGTTTAAGACACGCTTCCGTAGTGAAACGCGATTGTATGATTTCTTGCCGTATGAGCCCAGTGCTTTCATCAACGTCGGCATCGGCGATGGGGCTGAATGGCTCCGCTTCTATGATCGCTATCCAGGCAAGCCGATTCTAGGGCTTGAGCCCAACCCCGTTTGGTACAAGGCACTTATTGAAGGTACTGCATGCTGGGCCCCTCGCGGTGATAAGCCTTACCCCGGCACGCTTCTACCACACGCTGCCTGGGATAGTCACCGAATGCTTGTTCTTGAAGGCAAGCGCAACATGACCAAGACCAGAGAGCACGGCAAAGGTCACGTTGTAAATGCCTTCAGACTGGATCATTTGATTGATGATTCATATGGTGGCGACATGATCTTATGGGCCGACTGTGAAGGGAGTGAACTGCGAGCGTTTAAGGGCTGCGATCTTAGCCGGGTGATGCTCATCAACGTCGAGGTCCGGTCATACGCACTAGCCAAGCAACATGGCATCGAGTGCTGGGACGAACAAGTCTATGATTATCTGGAAGGCCAAGGTTTTCGGGTAGTCTGCGAATACAGGTCCATGCGCTCTAATAGGCATCGTGACGCGATCTTAGTGAGGGCCGATTAGTGCGCGCCTACGTTACGATCACCGATGGCAACACGGACTTGCTGCCTTTCTTCTGTCGATACTATGCGGAGTATGGCGATGTCGATGAGATTTTCCTCTGTGTGTTCGGCACTGAAGAGCACCGTAGCGTGGCTCATAGTCATATCATTAATGCCGGTCTTCGTTGCGTGCACGGCGTACTATTTCCTACTGAATCATTTTTGGCCCGAAGACGAGTAGAGTATTATCAGGAGGTGCACCGCCGCGGGCAGTGGGCGTACTTCACGGACTTGGACGAGTTTCCCTCGCACGAGGCATTTGATGCTGTACTTGCCTTAAGGCGACGTAGCAAAGCCGGTGATGCGTTCGTCGGCGGGTGTTGGCTTGATCGTGTAGCGATTGACGGCAAGTGCAAGGCAGTTGATCCTAACCATTCGTTAGATGAGCAGTACCCGATGGCGTGTCGCGTGCGCCGTCAATTAAAGCAACTGGACAACGCATTCATAGCGGCCCCGTTCGCCCAGACAAGCCACCATCCGTCAGTCTGCCGATTAGCACGCGGGCGCTGGTCGAAGATGCGGAAGTACGATCTGCATCACTTCAAATGGCAAGAAAACGTCTATGACCGTTTGGAGAATCGTAAGCGACGTGTGAGGGCCGTCAAACCACGTCACGTCCAAGCTACTCACGTCAACAAGGCACTAAAGTACTTAGCTCAATTTGATGGCGGCGTGAACACGTCTAAGCTGGTACTTGCGCCTCGATTAGGAATCTAATGCTCACCGACGCATGGACTCCGTTGCGACACCATAAAGGTCAGTCGCAGATGTGGCGAACAATGGCGCGGTTCGTGCAAGCAGCGTGTGGGCGAGGTAGCGGCAAAACGGATATTTCAAGGCGGTACACGGTCCGATGGCTTCCAGTCATCAAGCCGTGGACAGCGATGTACTTCTACGCCCTGCCAGTTTACAAGCAAGCGCGTCGTGTTGGATGGGAGCCGTTACGTCGCTTGATCCCAGATAGCTGGATTAAGAAGGAGTCGATTAGCGACCTGCGTATCGTCACTCATTTTAACAGCGAACTATGGGTCGTAGGGCTAGATAAGCCACAGCGTGTTGAGGGTGATCAATGGGATGGCGGGACTATTGACGAGGCGAGTGATGTCAGACCCGGGACGTTTGGCCGGAGTATCCTTCCTGCGTTATCACACAAGTATGGCTGGTGCCGTCGTATTGGAGTGCCTAAGCGCTTCGGTATTGGTGCGAATGAATTCAAAGCGGCGTGCATGCAAGCTGATGGCGTTGATTCACTGTACTTTAATTGGCCTAGCACTGACATATTGACGCCCGATCAAATTCGTTGGGCCCGTGAGAACTTAGATGAACGCGACTTCCGTGAGCAGTACATGGCTTCATGGGAGACAGCAAGCGGTCTTATCTTCTACGCCTTTGATTCAGTTGCTAACGTTGACAAAGAGGTGCTGTATGATCCCACGCGCCCCCTTATAGTGGGCAGCGACTTTAACGTCGACCCTATGTGTTGGGTCCTATGTCAATGGCAAGGCGAAGAATTATGGGTGATCGACGAATTATTCATTCGCAATACTAACACGCAGTACACCCTCGATGCCTTGCATAAGCGTTATGGTTCGCATCCAGCGGGCTGGGAGTTCTACGGTGACGCAACGAGTCGCGCACGTAAAACGTCAGCTAGCGTAAGCGACTACATTCAAATTCGTAATGATTCGCGGTTCCTTGGGCGACGTGGCGTGTTCTATCCGCAAGCAAATCCTAGCAGAAGAGACAGGTTCGCTGCTTGCAATGCACTATTGTGTAATGCATCCGGTGTTCGACGATGCAAGGTTCACCCACGTTGCAAGCGTCTTATTGCTGACCTTGAGAATCGCGCTTACCTCGAAGGTACTACCGATCCTAATGACTCAGGTGATATCGGTCATATGTCTGATGCATGGGGCTACGTTGTGTATATGACAAGCCGTCTTAAGGTACAATCCAGTAGCGCCCCCACCGTTCTTGTACGTTAGCGTAGTGCAGCAGCCACGTGAAAACACAAGCGCAAGTACTTACGCGATCTTTTGATAATCGCCTTCAACGTCCTAAGACGGAGATGAAGGTTGATAAGCGCGATGCGATGCGCCGGCATCCCACTATTGCGCTTGCTAGGCGATTGCTTCGTGCGCCGATGTTGGCTTCTAGCTGGAGTCTTGAATCAACAGATGAAGCGCCACCTGATGCAGTTGAATTTCTCGACAAAGAATTGCAACCGTGGCGTACACTGGTCATCAGAACGGCTGTGACGGCGGATGTCGACTACGGTTGGCAACCCTATGAGATCGTTCTTGAGCAAGTTGACAGTGGTAACGTAGGCATCTCTAAGATTAAGCCGTTGCTTCAACAGTTGACCACAATTCTAGTCAACAAAGACACTGGCGAATTTGAGGGATTCCAACAAAATGCAAATGAAGGGTCAGAAGTCAACCTAACGTTAGCCGAGTCGCTACTTATATCATTTGAGGTAGAAGGCTCCTATTGGTATGGTCGTGCGCGACTAGAGGATTCACAACGGCCCTATGATGATTGGCTCACGATCTCTGATTGTAACAACAGATATGATCGTAAGCTAGCAGGTGTACACTGGATCATTCATTACCCGCTGGGCAAGAGTCCGTTTGGTGAAGGCGGCGAAGAGAAAGACAATTATGAAATCGCTAAGATCATTCTTAGTGCGCTTGAATCCAGTGGCGGCGTAGTGGTCCCCACGACGATTGCAGACTGGGTTGATTCTGTCAACAAGGATTCGCCTTTAGCATGGAAGATCGAACTACTGGGTAGTAGTGGTTCACCACAAGCTTCGTTCACGGACCGAATGAAGTATCTTGACGCGCTTATGGTTCGCGGTATTGGGCTGCCTGAACGAAGTCTTCTTGAAGGCCAGTTTGGGACGAAGGCTGAAGCCTTAGCGCACGCTGACTTCGCTATCACGGACATTGAGCAAACGCACTATCACATCTGTGAACAAGTTACGCATCAGTTGATTAACCACCTTTTGGAGATCAACTATGGGCCGGAGTATAAGGACACAATTACGCTTGTGCCGTCACCCATTAGCGAAGCGCGACGCACAGCACTCAAAGAACTGTATCTCAAGTTGTTGGAGAACCCAGAGATACTGGCAATGGAGGTAGGACGCATAGACATGGATGGCTTACGTGATCAAGTTGAGGTTCCGTTTAACTCTAATAGCGAGGGCACAGATAATGGACTGGACCGACTTCTTGAAGATGGGCGGGTTCCTGCTACAGAACCAAGTAGCAATTCGAGAGGATCTAGCGAAAGCAACAGCCTTGGGGGAGGAGAACAAGACGGTTGAGTATTACGACGCTTGGACGCAGGTAGGGCGCTGGCCCGTGCTCGGTTATTCAACGGTCACCGGCAATGAAGTCGTTACGCTTGAGGCAGCACAAGCCAAGTTCGGTGATCGACTGCGAGAGATCAAAGAACTGCTCGAAGCGATGCTGAACAACCCGTTGGTGGCGGCACTTTTGAAGGCTTACCTCGGCCTATAGTAAAGCACTTGCTCGGAACGGCGCTTGTACTTAGCGCTTAGCCTCGGCCTAGGGCGGCACGTCTAGTTCCTACCGCTAGCGTGCCGCCTTATGGTCTCCTTTTAACCACATGCTGATGATCATGGCTCGCTCACGCACGCACATGCGAACAACGTCAGAGGCCAAGAATCGCATTGGGCTGCCGCCCGACTGGCAGGTGATTCGACGAACAACCCCGCTGAGCGAAGTCATTGATTGGTCGCACGGCTTTCTACATCTTGCGCCCGATTGGTATAGCATTGATGTCTCCGATCAAAAGGTCGCCGTGTTGGATACTGGCTGTGACATTACACATCCTGATCTGAACATCACTAGTGGGCGAGATTTTACTGGCAGCCCTAGCGGTTATGCAGACCTGCAAGACCACGGTACGTGGTGCGCTGGGGCCATTGGGGCGGTGGCAAATGATACTGGCGTGCGCGGCATCGCTGCTGGTTGCCAAGTCTTTCCTGGCAAGGTATTAAACGATCACGGATACGGTGACGACGACACGATTCTGGCTGGGATCAAGTGGGCAGATACTGACATCGATGTAGATGGAATCTCGATGTCGTTGGGTGGTAGTGCTATGTCGTTGCGTGTCCATGCAGCCTTACTTGCGTTTCTTCAACGACGACCCGGTCGATTTGTTGTTGCTGCTGCTGGCAATGATGGCCCAAGACGTCCGATCAATTACCCAGCAGCTTGGACAGACGTGACCATAAGCGTAGCTGCCTTGAAGAAAAACGGCAAGCTAACATCCTTCAGTTGCTGGGGTCCAACCGTTACATGCTCTGCTCCAGGTCAAGACATGTTGTCAACGATTCCTGGTGGCTATGGAACGATGAGCGGCACAAGTATGGCGACACCGTTAGTCGCTGGCATTCTTTTGAAGATCAGAGCTAAACACCAACTCGTCGGCGGGGCGACACCTGTCGACACCTTGGAGCAATACAAAGAACACATCATCAAGTACGCTAAAGGTGCATATCGACAAATCAACCCGATAGGCATGTCCGAGGAAGCCAGGACAGTCGCCGGACGAACACGGCTTTGGCAGCTTAAGCTATTCCAATTTGTCCTGGAGATCTGGCGAGATGGGCCCAGCAAATGACAAGTGTAAGGATGAGTCAACCTTTTCGCGTGTAGTTAATAACGATTGGTTCAAAGTAGTAGTGAGCAATGTGTGCGGAGCTGGCGTCATAATCATAACGTTGTGGACAAGACAGCAAGTGTTAATGAACGAAATTTCGCACTTGCATGAGAGCGTTGGCAAACTTGAACAACGAATGGATAGGCTCTCTGATAAGTTCTTCGACAGGCGACCATGAACAGCTTACTCGCCCTAGTGTTACTAGCCCAAGTGCCGCACCAGCCGTTTGGTGTGCAACCGACGCCTGAGCTTGAACGGCTAGGACGTAAGCTGTTCTTTGACCCGATCCTATCTGCCGATGGCACAGTGAGCTGTGCGTCGTGTCATGACCCGAATAAAGGGTGGGCCGACGGCCGTGCGACTGCGATTGGAATACGGGGCCAAGTCGGCAACATGAATTCGCCTAGCATCTTAAATCGTGCTTTCTTTAGAGAGCAGTTTTGGAATGGGAGGACGTTTGGGCATGGGACGCAAGCCTTACAACCTTTGGAAAACGCTATTGAGATGGGGCCTCGAGGCAATGAAGCTGCTGCTGTTGTGCGTCTTCGCAATGACAGTGAGTATGTTAAGCTATTTGCTAATGCGTTGGGGACTCAGCCTACAGCTATAGGACTTGCTACTTCCATAGCAGTGTTCGAGAACACGATCGTGAGTAAGGACTGCTTGGCGACGAGGCGTGCGAATGGCAGGCGAGTTTTGTCGCCAGATGCCGAAGTTGGGTACAATCTGTTTACTGGGATAGCACGGTGTAGTACTTGTCATAAGCCACCGCTTTGGACGGACTTTGGCTATCATAACAATGGGGTGATGCATGGAAGAACTATTGGTCCTCAGGGACGAATTGAGGTCACCCGACTTAGGGCAGACAGGCGTAAGTGGAAGACCCAGCCTCTTATTGGACTTAAGCATACCGCTCCTTATATGCACGACGGCAGTTTGCCGACTATTCGTAGTGTGCTTGAGCATTATAATCTGGGCGGTGTTCGCAACGGTCGTGTGGATGCGAATACGGAGATAAGACCGCTTGGTCTTACTAGCACGCAGCTCGACTACCTCGAGAAGTTCGTCATCGAGGGGTTCGAGCCAATGGAGACGCCGAGGTGAAATCATTCGTCTTAAAAGTTATTGCGGCTTGTGGTCTACTGGGTCTAGGCTACGTTGCGCACGAGAGCGGCCGGCTACCTGAGGTGCTGCCGACACCACAAGCACCGTTATCGACGAGCATTCAACTGTTTGGGCCTGAAGAGGGCTTTACGGGGCAAGACTATTTTTTTCACGCGGAGATTCGCGGAGACCATGGGCGACCGGAGTGGCAAGTACCCGCCAACGTCGACATCACGACGACTCCGGACGGAATAGCGGCACGCATCCGATGCGAATTGCCGGGTGCTTATCCGATTTCGATTGCCGTTGGTGGAAAGGACGGCAGCGTGTCAACGAACGCCATGTACTTCGAGGCAATAGACCTCAACGAGGAAATAGACTCCGCAGTGAGCCAAGCAACGGCGGTAGCAGCAAGCGAACCACCTCCGCCAACGCTAGTAGAAATAGTGCAGAGCCTGCCCAGCTTCCCACAGGACCAAGGTCAGCGGACGGAGGCGGCGAGCAAGTTCATGTACATGGCGAAGCGGCTAAGAAACGGCCTAGTGCCAAGCGGCAACGACCCAGTAGCTCTCCTACGCAACGAGTTAGGCGACCCCTATTTAGAGTTCTTAGGAGACGTCGATAAGATCGTGACTGAGTTTAGACTTACCGGTGATGTGACAACGGCAGCGTCACTCGCACCGGTCTTCGAAGAAATCGCTGCCGCGCTTGGAGGTTAGTATGAGAAACGTTTTGATGGGAGTGATTGCCTTAGTGGCAATGATGTTGATGCAGTCGAATGTGAGAGCACAATGCCGGATTCAGCAAAGCAGTGACACGGCGAGCGCCGCGGCAAGCGCACAGCAGGCAGAGATCGCTGCCTCAATCCGCGCCTTGAACGCTCGACTCGATTCAGTGTCGCCAGCATCGGCGGCTTCATCGGCGGCAAGCGCCGGTTCGGCGAGCGCTTCGACTAGCTCTAATGTCGCGGAGCTCGCGTCGATTAGGGCTGACCTGCGAAGGCTTTCCAGAGCGCTCAACGATGTCAGTTCATCGGCTGCCTCCTCAGCATCGACTAGCTCAGCAGCATCTTCATCGGCGGTTAATCAGTGCTCGTCTGGGAACTGCGGGCTAGCAACTGGCCGTGTGCGTAACACCGTTAGAGCGTTGGGAGGCGCCGTTACCCCCAACAGACGACCTCGCGCACGTGCTAGTTCACGAACGCGAGCGAACGGCACTACAGTATCGAGGTCATTTACACGGACCTAGAATCGTGCAACGGCGAAAGCCAGCCGGGCGGGGCTGGCAGCGTGAGGCGTGTCGGGGTGGGCGGATGAAAGAAGCCGGACTCACCCCGGCACGTTATTTCCCATTGGAGTTCTAATATGCCTGCCTCGTTTGCCCCAGCGACTGATGCTAAACCCATCACGCCGAATGATGCTCAGAACCTGAGTCCGTTCGCACGATCGCTACTGATCGGCAGCGGTGGTGACTTACACGTTGTCACTATGAAAAATCGCAACGTCGTGCTGCCGAACGTCCCGGCCGGAGTGCTACCGTTGGGCGTCAAGAAAGTGTTTGATGATCAGACGACGGCCTCGGATATCTCTGCTCTGTACTAGGTCATATGACGACGCTAAGTAGTCTAAGCTTGATGCTCAATCGACCTGGTCGTGCGCTGGAGTTGCCGTACTCCATTCGAGGGCTAGCAGTCGACTTGAACGCCGATACACTGCGTAAGACGGTGGTCGACGCCGCTGCAATCACCGTCTGGCCGGACGATACGAAAGGTGGCAACGACGTCGGCAACGCGGGATCGAGTCGGCCGACGTTCGACGCGAGCAACCCGCAGTTCAACGGTCACGCGAGCGTGAACTTCGCCAAGGCGTCGACGCAGTATCTGATCGGCTCGTCTCTGCCTATCACGACGGCGCTGTCTGGCACAGGGAAGCTATGGACGGCGTTCATAGTCTATCGCCGGCCGACGAAGGTGTCATCCTACGAGTGTCTACTCTCGTTGGGTAATAGCGGTAGCTCCGTCAACTATCAGCAAGTGCGATGGAGCTACAAGAACAACAACTCGCAACGGCCGGACGTGTCGTGCCGTGACGGTGCAGGTGCAGGCGACTCGAATTTTCAAGGTGACGTCGAGCTCGTCGATCTGTCGGCGGAGTTGGCCGTCGTGGTGCGTGGTGCGGCGGCGATGACACATCGTGTCGTCGGCGCGAGTCAAAACCCTCGATACGATGTAGCAGTTCCGGCCGGTCCACTGACGGCGTCGGGAGAGGACTACGCGAATCAAGGACTGTTCACGCACGATCAGCTCTGCATCGGCGTGCTCGGTCGCAGCACCATCTCTTCACACTGCGACGTAGAGATAGCTCGCGTGTTGATCTACACGCGAGAGTTGAGCGAGCGGGAGTCGGCGATCGTCGCCGGCTACCTCTGGAACAAGTACTGTCGCAAGACGTCGCTCATCACCGACGGACTGATTCACCGTTGGACGGCGGCCGGTCCACTCGGCGTTGATGGCGACGCCTGCAATTATGTTCTGCCGAAGGTCGGTGCAATATCGCTGTCGACGCCAGGTGCAGATGCTACTCGCCCAACGATCCGTAACTATGACCAAGCCGATCAATACCTTGAGTTTGACGGTAGCGATGATTACATGGTAGCAGGAGCGGCGAGTGACTGGCCGTTCCTTCACGACGGCAGCGACTTCTCGTTGTTCCTAGTCTATCGACCGAAGAGCGATGCAGCAGCACTCACGCCGCTCGTCGATACGCTGGACAACGACCCGACCAACAACAGCGGTCTAGGTGTCTATCACGATGGGGCCAGTGACGCACACAGCGTGCAGTTCAAGATCGGCGCCACCAATGCGACGGCGGTCCTCGACCACGACAGCCAAGACGGAGGTGCTCGGCCGGACGCCTGGCACGTACTGCACATCACGTGCGAAGCATCGCATCCGTCGTCCGAGGAGGACTACCAGCTCTGGATCGACAACGAGAACTACGCGGCCATCGACGAGGGCGTGACGCCGGACACCGGCGATCCGAGCTACCCGTTGACGATCGGCGCATTGGCCGGCTTAGGCACGCACGGACAGTTCGATTTCGCTGAGCTGTTGATCTACGATCGTAAGTTGGGCCGGCCTGGCGAATCTCAGGCCGTCGCTGAATATCTGGCGGCCGAATGGAACACATCGCACGTCGCCGTGGCGGCGGGCAACGGGCTGGCAGGAGTGTTGAACGATCTGGTGACGCCACATCGGGCGTTTCCCGGCTTGGTGTGGGCCAATGGCCGGTGGCTGTGCTGCTATCGGCTGGCGACAAATCACGGTGCGTCAGCAGGCGTATGCGCGATGACGACGAGCGTGGATGGAGTACAGTGGTCCAAAGAGCGGGTGATCTTCGACGACTCGGTCAACTACGACTGGCGAGGTGTGAACTTCATCGGTCGCATCTCGACGGGTCGCATCTTCATCGGGATGGCGCTCAGCGAGACGGACTCCGGTTTGTTGCCCTATACGTCCAGCGTACTCTACAGTGATAATCGTGGAGTGACGTGGTCGGGGCCACTGTTCTTGTCTAAGGACAGCGACTCGTGGTTCGACGGACTCGGAAGCGACACTGGTCTCACATGGGACGAGGGCGTTAACAGTGTCGTCGAGCTGGGTGACGGCTCGCTGTTGGCACACTTCTCGGCGCTAGTCGCCGGGGCCGTCTATCCGCACATCCTACAGTGTCGATCGACCGACGGCGGTGATACGTGGAGCGAGCCGGAGGCGATCTACTACGGTCGCCAACCCGGCTTGGGCGACTTCCCGCAGGACGAGAGGATCCAAGAGCCGAACGTCGTGCGGTTCGCCGACGGTGAACTGCTGATGGCCATCCGCGCCGACACACCGAGCGAGCGTATCTACTTCGCCCGCTCTAGCGACGACGGCGCGAGCTGGTCGCCGTCTGCATTCACTACGGAGTACATCGACGGCTGGGGCAATCCGCGGATGACGCTCGACGAGAACGAGCGCGTCTACCTGTTTCATCGTCTGAACTCGTCGCCGAACATCGCCGTGTGGCGGTACAGCGATGATCGCGGCGTGACGTGGAGCGATCCTCAGCCGCTGTCCAACCTCAACGACGGCGCCACGACGACGCTGCCCGACTACGGTACGGGTATGACCTACGCTTCGCCGGCGCTCGACGGCGACGGCGACGTGCGTGTAGCGTTGGGCTTGGAAGTCGGCGACGACGGCGATGTGTTTGTACGCTTCTGGCACAAGCGACGATCGACTAAAGCAGTGGCACTGGCTAACGCCTCGAATCAATATCTGACCGTATCGCACTCGCCGGTGTGGGACGTCTCGGACGCCGGTTTCACCGCCTGCGGTTGGGTCTACCTCGACTCGATAGGCGCTCAGTACATCGCTGGTAAATACGCTGCGGCCGGTACTCGTGAGTGGGTGTTATACCTCACGGCTAGCGGCTATCTAGCGGCGAGACTCTCGGCCGACGGCACGACTGCGACTGTCTTCACGTCGACGCTGGCCGTGAGCAATGTAGGACAGTGGTACTTCGTATCGCTGCGACACGATCCGAACGATCCTACCGGTGCATTGACTCTCAACGTCGATGATGCGACTAAGCAGCAGACCGAGCATATAGGCGGGATGTTTTCAGGCGCTGCGGCGATGCGACTAGGCGCCAGTGACATATCGCTGGTTGACTCGCTTGATGGCAGGATGGACCGTTGGGGTTTTTGGTCGCGAGCGCTCACCGACGCCGAGCTGGAGGCGATTCGCAACGGGGGTACGGGCGTAGAGTACCGCGACCTGAAGAAGTCGCAAAAGACCAGCTTGATTGCATTCTACGATCTCGGTCAGTACAGTGGCAACCGTGCCGACTCAAGCGGCAACGGACAGCATCTCACGCCTGTCAACGGGCCTACCAACGCAAGAGGAGTGTAGTGTCATGAAGCGAGTGGTGTTGCTATCAGCCGTGTTCTCTCTATTGGGCTATGCAGCAGTCATACCCCTACGAATGCTTGCACCTATACCGGCAGTCGCACAAGGCGAGACCGCCGCAGTTCAGAGTCGATTGGATGAGGACCGCGAGACGCTGCTGAACGTCGTGGCGGCAATTGAGCGGATCGAAGGTGCACAGCCGAAGAATCCCGCGACCGTGACGGCGACAGAGCTGGGCTGCCGCACAGGTGATCCAAAGTTTGA